CATCCCGGCGATAGACCCTATGCTTACGGCCTCAAGAATATCGCAGGTTCTAAAGCAGATCACTCCAGAGCCTACAACCATCTTTGGCGATGCTGGTCAAGGTATGGCTGTTCTCTCACGGTTACGCGACCTTGGGCACCACAACGTAATTGACGTATTTTTCAATGCTGTCTCTGATGAGCCGAACTGTTTCAACAAACGTGCATCTATGGCCTACCGCCTGAAGAAGTTCACGCAGGAAGGACAGTTACCGGAAGACGACGAGCTGCTTCAAGAGTGCGTAAACCAGTTTCTTGAGGACGATCCGAACCATAAGATACGTATCATAAAGAAGAGGAAGATACGTGACATCATAGGGCGGTCGCCTGATAAGTTTGACGCTTGTTGTCTTACGTTTGCTGAACCAGACCAAGACCTTGATGATATGTATCAGACGATGAAGACATCGGGTCTATCAGCTACAGACCTTATGGCGCTTAGGCAACTCCAAGCGATACAAGAGCGTTCTGCACAAGAGGAAGCCAGCACTTATGACCCTACAGACTACATGGACAAAATATGGACTACAGAATATTGAAGTTGGTAAATCCAGTGGAGCTTCATGCGAAGGACCCAAACATGGGGCTTTCGATACTTTTCTACTATTATAATAAGCTGGTAGAGGATAACCTGCTCAAGAAGCTGTTTTATGACGGAACTATAACAACTTGGGACGATTTCAGATTATTTTTTCTTGACAAATATATTATATCCTATATAATATATAGTATAGAATTGGCACGGCCAATCGCGCACATACACTTTACGTCTTTTGAAGGATACTCCGCCAGGGTGCATTTCAGTGTGCTCAAGGAGTTTCACGGAACGGGGGTTGACAAGTTGGCAATCGAGGTGTTTTCTAAGTTCTTCAGTGAGAAGAAAAGAGTTGACGGAACTCCTATTGCTACATCTTTAATAGGCGTAACTCCAACATCGAATCGTCTTGCGATACGAACCTTAAAACTCTCTGGCTTTCAGCCGCAATTTGTCGTACCTCAAGCGTGTTTTCAGGCATACGCTAGAACACCATATTATGATTCCGGCCTTGTCAGTATGATGACGATTGAGTCGCTAGGCATCGCAAGAGATAGGCTCAACCGACTAGTAAGCTAGTCAGGAGGTATTTAATGGGCGGAAAAAACAGCGGAAACGGTAGTCCTCAATTTGCACCACCATCGTCGCAGGATGACTACACCTACCTACAGCAGAACCCGGACGTTGCTGCTTCTGGAATGAACCCGTATTGGCATTACTCAACGTATGGAGCCAACGAGGGAAGGACATGGGGTTCACAGCCACAAGGTATGGAGGAAGGTGGTGGGGACTATGGAATGGGCGCTTTTATGGAGTCATGGCAAGCCCAGCAAGCTGCCAGCCAAGCAGCAAACGCGCAGCTCCAAGCCGAGTATCAAGAGCAGCAGCGTAGAGCTGAAGGAACTAGGCAGCTCGATGAGATGTTTGGCTCTAGGTTGAACGCTGCGAACAAGGCCATAAGCGAAACGAACGCCTCGATTAACGACGAGCTTGCACATGCGGCAACAAGAGGCATCGACTACACCATAACCCCAGAGCAGAAGCAAGAGCGTATTGACAATGCGTTTGCTGCGTATTGGGCTGAAGGTGATGAGGCCAACTATAATACGTTCCTGAGCGAGTTTGGAACTGATAGGCATAAGTGGACTCTCAATGTTAAGCGCGGAACAGCTCCCTCGACAGCAAACGCTCTCCCCGAAGAGGGAAGCAAGGTCGGAGGGAAAGTAAAACGTACAAATAAAACTCTTATGACCGGGGGAGAAGACGAAGCTGATACTACAGCAGCCGCCGGGAAGACACTCTTAGGAGGTAAGTAATATGGGCGGGAAAGGAAGTGCTCCACCGACAAGCTCCCCGGCACCCCCTCAAACGAGCGAGCCGGACATTGGGCCAATGATGGCAGAGATGAACGCCAACATGATGAAGATGATGATGATGACCTCTCAGGACACGAGCTACACCCCTCCCCCTGCTGTAGAGTCAATGCCTCAAACCGATTGGGCTGCCAAGCAAGCAGAGCTTAAAAGCCAAGCAGAGCTTGACAATGCAGCAGCTATGAAGAAGAAAAGGGGAAGAGCGTCAACTGTCTTGACGAGTCCACTCGAAGAAGAGAACAAGCCCAAGACTGTTTCAACTACCTTAACAGGTGAATAATGGCTAACTATACTATAGAACAGCTTTGGCAGGTGTATCAGGAGTCATTGCAGCTTGCCAGAGACTACTTCACTGAAGGCAGGAATATATCGAAGTATATATTTCCAGCACTCGGTAAGTTCGACGAGGGTAAAACATCGCTCAAGAAGAAGCAGCTTTCAAGTAACGCGATCATAAACCCTGTTGCAACGGATGCGTTTTCTGTTCTTACGAGCGGGATACATGGACGACTTACAGGTCAAAGCCGTAACTGGTGCCAACTTGAGTTTCAGGATACCAGCGTACCGTCAAATTCCTTCGCTAAGAAGTGGTTATATGACTGCCAGAAGCGTATGCACATGGCATGGAATATGTCGAATTTCTATAGTATAATGCCAGTTTATTACACTGAATGGGCTGGGTTCGGGAATAGTGCCGTGTTCATCGGTGATAGCGATACTCGCATATTTAACTTCGAGCTTTTGACGTTTGGCGAATACACTTTCACCTATGACAGCAATGGCGATCTTGATTTCTTCTTCCGGTCTGTTGATCTTACCGTCCGTCAGATGGACCTTCTCTTCGGCGATAGCAATCCTGACTTTATAAAAGAACAGGTGAAGGACAAGAGCAACATGCTAAAGATGTACCGCGTAGTTCAGGCGGTGTATCGTGAGAGGTATCTCGATAAGCCTATTAAGTCTGTCTATTTTCTCTATCGCTCTTTGTCTGGAACTTACACCCAGGAGATTAACGCCAGTCTTGAACCGCTCAAACGAGAAGGTTTCTATGAGCACCCGTTTGCCGTTGCTCGTTGGGACATCATAAGCGGTGAAGCTATGGGTACTGGACTCGGTTCAACAGTTCTTCCTATAGCCAAGCGGCTACAGGAACAAGAGAAAGCCTTCTTGATGGCTACGCACAAAGCAGTAAACCCACCATATAACGTCCCTGCAAGATTGAGAGGAAAGACGCAGTTGCTCCCAGGAGGCATGAACTATGTCGCAAACGTCAATGAGAAAGTCGAGCCTATTATCAATTCTGGATTCGACTACAGAGGAGTCTCAGAAGCCTCAAACCGTAGCGAGGAAGCTATTAGAAAAATCTGCTTCAATGACGTTTTCCTTACTGGTATGCGCGATCCTAATGCTTCACCTCTTAAAGCTCGACAGGTTGATGCACTCGAAGACGAGAACGTACACCGATTAGGGCCTTTCGTTGGTCGTATGTACCACGGTGGACTAGCTCCACTAGTCAACCGATGCTTTATGAGCATGTTGCGCCGGAATATGTTTCTCCCGATGAACCCCGAGCTTTTACGTGATTTGGGCGGTATAAATGTTACTCTTATCGGCCCACTCGCGCAAGCTCAGAAGCTCATCGCTGTTCGGTCTATCCAGAGCTTCTTTCAGTTCCTTGCTGGTGTTGTTCCGTTTGATGACTCTGCAAGAGATAAGATAAATATAGATCGAACGATAGACGAGGTTGCCGATATGACAGGTGTACCATCTATCATACTCTCTACCCCTGAAGAACTCCAAGGAAGCAGGCAAGCAAGAGTTCAAGCTCAACAGCAAGCTCAAGCCCAGCAGCAAGCGGTTATGGAGAAGCAGCTTTCTAACGAGAGCCAAGCAACAAGTGCTGGAGCGGCTAAAGACTATGCTGCTGCTGGTGTTGACATGGCTGCGATACTTGGAGGTCAGTAATGGCAAGGACAAGAACAATACAGCAAGAGATAGCCGAGACTGTAAGGCTTGATGCACAGTGGAGAAAGGATAGGAGAATACTTCTTCTGAACTTTAAGCATCTTCTCGATACGGACATAAGGGCCTTAAATCTTGTAAAAGAGATATTTGGTTATACAGGATTCTACAACGTCAACATAAGCACCGATTCATCTGTTCAACATACCGAGGGTAAGAGAGCTGTAGGTAAAGAAATAATAGAACTTCTTTACGAAATCGATCCAGCACTTTATCCAAAACTTATTTCAAAAATGGGAGAGAACGACCATGGCAGACCAAGTACAAGAACCGACTTCGATGTTACCGGGGAACGAAGCACCGCCGACAACGGAAACAACTACGCCGACGACTCCGACGACACCAGCGGCACAACAGTCGCAGACGCAGACGCCCTCAGCAACGACGATTACTAAACCTGAAGGGACCCCGACTAGTGAAACTAGTTGGCTTGAGTCGTTACCGGAGGCACTTAGAGGCAATGAGAAGCTGAAGAATTTCAAGACTGCTGACGAGGCAATACAGAGTCTTCTCGATAGCAGCACTCCGAAGACAATTGAGCCTACTGCGTACAAGATTCCAGATGCCTTCCCGGTCAAAGATATTGGTGTTTGGGCCAGTAAAATGAACTTGACTCAGGAACAGCTTGATGGTATAATTGCTTTAGATGGACACATGAAGAAGACCGAAGCCGCCGCCACGGATAAGGTCATGAAGGCCGAGCTTGAAAAGGTACTTTCAAGCTGGGGTCCCGAGAAAGATGCGAACGTGAGGAACGCCACAAGTGTCATAAGGCACTTCGACGAGAATAACGAGATGGTGAAACTACTGGACGATACCGGCGCAGGAAATCACCCCGTTGTAGTCAAGTTCTTCGCTAAGATGGGAAAAGCTCTAATGGCGGAAGGCGGTTTTATAAAAGGAAGCGGTGCAGGAAATACAGCCGATAAGTCTGTTGCCAGCACCATCTTCGACAAGCGATGATAACCCAGTCTTATAAGGAGAATTAAAAATGGCTTTTGATCCGACAACGGGGTCACAATACCCCAACTTACTCAACATTGCCAGACGGACTGATCCTGATGGCAAACCGGCGAAGATTGTAGAATTGCTGATGAAAACCAATGAGGTCCTTGAGGACGCTTATTGGATCGAAGGCAACCTGCCAACTGGTAACATGACCACAATTCGGTCTGACATACCCACCGCTACCTGGAGGCGTTTTAACTACGGTACTCGCCCCGTCAAGTCCAACACAGCACAGGTCACTGACATCTGCGGCATGATTGAGATGCGTCACCAGATCGACGTTAAACTCGCAAAGATCAACGGTTTCGATAAAGAGTGGATGCTCTCTGAAGCTGCCCCGATTCTTGAGGGTATCAATCAGGCTCTTGCTACCACTATCTTTTATGGCGACATCGTAGATTACCCGGATCGTTTCAACGGTCTTTCGGTTCGTTACGACAAGCTCGGAACCCCGAATAACAAGCCCGCTGCCAACAGCTACTTGAGTCAGGTAGTCGGCAACGGCGGAACTGGTTCCGCTCTCACCTCTGTATGGCTTATTGGTTGGGGTCCGAACACTGTTCACATGTTCTACCCGAAAGGCTCGTCTCAGGGTATTGAAAGCAAAGACCTGGGTGAAATCGACGCCTTCGATGCCGATGGCGGTATCTATCGTGCTTATGCAGCCATGTTCGGCGTAACTGCTGGGCTTACTGTTCGTGACTGGCGGTATGTTGTACGTATTGCCAACATTGACGTTGCTGCTGTTGAAGCTGACGATGCCAAGTTGAAGACCCTCTATCGCAAGATGATTCGGGCGATCAACACCATTCCGTCTAAAGGTCAAGCTCAACGGTTCTGTTTCTACATGAACCGCGCTACCAAGAACCTGATCGACATCGCTGCAACTGACAAGGCCAATGCCGCCCTGAAGGTTGAAGAGGTATTCGGCAAGCCGCAAACCACTTTTTGGGGTATCCCCATCAAGCAGTGCGACTCCATTCTTTTAACCGAGTCTGAGCTTACCTAATAGCCAGCAAGACAACTAGGTAACTAGTCAAAGGAGAATCGAAAAATGTTAGATAAATCTTTGTTATTTCTTGATAACGAGGCGTACAATGCTACGCCCAAAGTTATCGACATGGGAACCTCATTCAATCCTGGTCACGGAACTCGCCTTCAAGGTTTCATCAGCTCCGGTCCTGGCGACGTCGCTGGTTTGACTGCTCTCGTCATCAAGACTGGTGCCACCTCCGGCGCGGCCACGACTACTGTTGATACGATTGTTATGACCCATACCCAGGTAAATACAGGTTCAGGACGTAAATTCAGCATCCCGACTGATGGTCTTCAGCAGTTTGTTACCATCACTCTTACTGGTGCCTCTGCCGGAACGGGTATTACTGCCGGCCTTGCTCTGGACGTTCAGAGCGCGTAACCGTAGTTTAACCGTTAATCCGTAGGTAAACCCAGCATACGGGAGTATGCTGGGTTTTTTGGAGGAGCTTAAAATGGCAAAAAGAATACTGTGTTTGTGTTTTGAATCATGTCAGTTGCGCCTTAAAGGCAAAGACAGAACCACCTTTTTCGAGCGTGGACAGCAGCAGGAGTTTGCGCTTTCCGAGGCTCCCGACCACTTCGTAAAGATAAAGGACATTGAGGTCGAGGACGATGAGACTGTTGAAGATGAGGTCACTGAAACTGTCCCGAGAGAAACAGTAGACTCGACTGATGAAGCGTTAAAGATTGAAATCGAGAACGCCGAGGTTAAAGTCTTGGGCGCTCCCGGTTCTGGCAGTATGTACGATTGGGATGATGCGACTGAGGAGCTTTTGCTCAATGCCGAGTATGACGTAAAAGAGCTTATCAAGTACGCGAAAGCCAAGTATAAACTTGCCCTTCCTTCTAGCCTGAACAAGTCTGTTGTCGTTTCCAAATATGTAGATGCCCGTAACAGAAGTCTATCAACAGCTTCCGCCCTTCAAAATCAATTCGTTGATACTTTAGGTGGTGGCCGCACAAGCTAACTAGGAGAACTAGTCAATGGCCTTTTCAAAGATAGACATTTGTAATTCGGCCCTTGCTCTTATAGGGGCCGAACTTATCCGAGACTTCGATAAACAGTCGAAGTCTGCAAGGGTCTGCGAAGCCTTATATAAGATGGTTCGTGACCGCCTCCTTATGTCGTATGACTGGTCATGCGCCCGAGTTGTAGCTACGCTTACCTCTGCTTCAGACATTGACTCAAACTCGTATGGAAGCCCTTACGAGATTCCGGTTGATTGCATGATGCCGAGGGATATACTTCCTTCTGGAACGAAACAGGCTTGGCATAAGCAAGGAAAATACATCTTCACCAGTGTAGCCGGTCCTCAACTTCAGTACACCAAAAAGCTGACATCTGAAGGCGACTTCGATCAGCCTTTTGTTACCGCTCTTACCTATGAACTTGCGGCTTCAATAGCTCCCAGCGTAAAGGGAGACGTAAAGCTGTCGAAGGATATAGCGCAAACGGCTGGCTATCAAGTAACTGCCGCACAGGAAGCCGATGCTGGTGTTGGCAGCGAATATCGTTACGCTGACAACGACCCGAACAACGATACTTTTGTAAATCCTGACGGTGAAACCGATACACCTTTTGAGGGATATTATGGCCAGAATACATAGACTCAAGAGGAACTTTACTGCCGGTGAACTATCCGAACTTATGAGGGGTCAGGTTGAGAATGACCGCTATAAGTTCGGATGTTGGCAGTTAAAGAATATGTATGTAAGACCTCAAGGCCCTGTATCGAGAAGAGAGGGCATGGGTTTTATATACGATCTCACGCAGCTTGTAGGCGACTCTATACCTACGACCCCTCCTAGACAGGTCCCTTTTATTTTTAGCAAAACCCAGCGGTACACCCTTATATTTTTTAATCATACAGCCGGTGCTGTTGTAACGACTAGGGTTGTATTTGGAACAGAGAATGGCCTTGTAGAAGACCCGCTATCTCCTGGTGATCCCTACATCTATGAGTTCACAGGAATTTTCAATGTTGAGAAGTTTACCTATAAACAGTCTGCCGACATATTATTCATAGCCCAGCCGGATAGAATACCGATAGAGTTCAAGCGCTTGGCCCACGATGAATGGGAAGCGAACGAAGTCGTATTCTCTTCTGTTCCAGTTGAATGGACGGCTACAGATGGGTATCCTGAGTTCGTTGATTTTTACGAGCAAAGGGCTGTCTACCTCTCTACGCTCAAGAGGCCGCAAACTGCTTGGTTTACTGAATCCGGTGACTTTTACAGCTTCGACAAGAGTACCCCTCTTGTTGAGAGTGATGCTATAACTCTCACTTTTGACAGCGGTACGCAGAATCGCGTTGTATGGACTTGCACCACGAATAGGCTTCTCATAGGAACGATAGGCGATGAGTGGGCCATAAGCGGAACAGGCGATCAGCCTATATCCTTCAAGTACAACAAGACAGCTCGTCACACAAACAACGGTGGGGAGAGAGTGAAGGCCCTTATGGTTGGGTCTGTAACCCTTTTCATTGAGTACCACGGGAGGAAGGTAAACCAATTCATTTTCGATTATAACTCCGACACATATGATACTGTCGATTTATCTATATTGGCTCCACACTTGACCGATAACAACTCAATACTGGATTGGGATTATCAGCAGACCCCTTATGGTGTTGTGTGGTGCATCCGTGATGATGGCGCAATGATTGGCCTCACGATGAAGCGGGAGCACAAGGTTACTGGATGGCACCGACATGATACTCAAGGGCGATTCCTCTCGGTATGTTGCGTACCAGGAGACAGAGAGGATGACGTTTGGTGCGTCGTGTCGAGAACAGTAGAAGAGGAAGAGAAGTGGTACATAGAGAAGAAGGCTCCTGAGTTTCTCGGTACTCAGCCTACTGACGCCTACTTCCTTGATAGCTACGTCGTCCACGAGTCTGAAACAGCCTTCACATCGGTAAGTAATCTTGGTCATCTTGAAGGGCTAGAGGTGTCTATCCTCGGCGATGGCGGTGTCATGACTCCTCGCATTGTAACAGGTGGGGCTATAACAGGACTAGAGGTTCCTTGTAAAAAAGTCGTTATAGGCTTACCGTATGAATCTGTTCTTGAGCCGGTGTTGTTGGACATACCGCTTGCAGATGGCACGAACTTGGGGCGGTCCAATAGAATAACAGGTCTTGACATAGCGGTGAAAGATTCCCTCGACTTCTCTATTGGAACAGTAAGAGAGAATGGAGATTTCACGGAGCAGGTCGTACCGTTCAGGATGCCCTACCATATAGCTGGTGATCCGGTTCCGTTGTTTACAGGTGTTAAAGAGGTTGAGTTTCCCGAGGGTTACAGCTCGTCAACTAGGGTACTAGTCAAGCAGAGCAAGCCACTACCCCTCACGGTTCTTTACATAGCGGATATAGTGGAGGCATTGGATTAATATGTGGCCCGCAATAATAGCAATAGCAGGAGCGGTTTACTCTGGCGTTCAGGCGAACAACACCGAGAAGGCCAATGCAAACGCGGCTGAGTGGGCTGCGTTTACGAACTCTCGTAATAATCTTACGATGGGTATTCGTAATGCAAATGCGATAACGAAAGCTGCTATGATAAGCATGGCCTCTAACAGGGCCATGTCTTTTCTCGGAGCACAGCAGGATTGGGATATAGCCCGATATAACGCTGATCTGAAAATGCTTGTGGGGGACTACAATGCAGATATTCTTGATAATGAAGCGGTTACTATTTGGGAGAAGGCGGGTCTTGACGTTCAGCAAATCGAAGACGAGAGTGCGAGAACTAAAGGGCATATCCTTGCGTCGTATGGCGCGTCTGGTGCTCAAATAAATGCGACTGACTCTGTTGCCGATGCGATGATTGACGAGTCCACACGTTCAGCAATGAATGTGTTTATCGTTCGCCATAGCGCCGATATACAGGCTCAGAAGGTACACAACGAAGCGGCTCGATCGAGATGGGATGGATACATGGCCGCGAAGCAAATCCTGTACGAGGGAAATCTCAGGGCTTCTGGTACGCTTATCGAGGGCGGTATCCGCAACGAGAGCCGTATGGCTCAAGCGATGATAGACTCTAGTGCTACGTTCGAGAACTCTAAAATGGGTTCTCTGTCTATAGTAAATACAGGCAACGCCGATGCTCAGTCGTATCGGAATAAAGGCACAACTGCCATGAATAATGGTCTGTTTACTGCTGCGGCTCAATCAGCAAATCTTTACACGTCTTCGAGTAACGGCGGTACAGGAAAGGGCATAACTGTCGAGTCAAATTACTCCCCTCTCACTAGTGACGTAGGAACTACAGAATATGGAAGTTATAGCGGTTCTCTTTTGACTGAATAAGGTGACAATATGGCTGGAATGGAACAGTTGGAGGGAACTCTTCTTACCGAGGGTATAGGCGGAACGAAAGGCACCCGTATCAGGCAGGGAGAGGGCTACGCTAAACTCGATACTGGAGGGTCCGAACAGGGCATACGTGGTGGTAAAGGCGGTATTGACCCAAGTGCTGCTATAGACCTACGCAATAGCAATGTAAATCTCCAGTCGAGAAACATACAGCCTCTTGAAACTAAGCCAGTTATAGGTGATGGTAAAGTTTCCGCTGCTGGTATAGAACGAGCTGGAAACATACTTGAGAAAGCCGTATTTGACTACGCTGAACGAGAAGCTACGCTGAAGGCCGACAAGGTAGTAATGGCTTATGATGATGCGATGCGTAAAGCCATGTTTGGCACCGAGGACGGAGAGCTTAACGGCTTTGCGTCCTTAAAGGGCGATGCGGCTGTTGAGTCACGTAAGGGGTTTTTTGACACGGTAGACCAGGAGTTCGCTCGGTCAACCGAGGGAGTCGATAGTAGCGTAAAGATGAAGGCTATGTCACGGCTTCAATCTATACGTGACGTTGCGCTCAACAGGGCTTCAAGCCACGTTGTTCAGCAGCAGCAAGAAGCTGAACTCCAGATGCGTGAGACAAAAGCCTTGCGTGTCGTGGATGATATGGTCATTGGCGATCAAGACTTTTCCGAGCTGCGTAAGACCTTCTTTTCTAACTTCGGTATTGACGTAAAAGCAGCTCGTGAGAATTGGGACAATGCAGCCATAACAGCCGGTCACAGGGTCTACATCAATGCGATACGCTCGAATCCAGCAGGTTCCGGCATGGAAGCTCTTGCTTTGTATCGGGCTAAGGTTCAAGATACAGTGTCGCCTAAAGCTCTGAACATGATTGACGATTACATAAAGTCGAACATGAACAGCGAGATGTCTGCTATGGAGCACAGGAAGAACATAGCAGAAAAAGAGCTAAGGAAGCGACAGGACGAGTTTACTATGAAAGGTTCTATCATGGCTGAGAAGAGTCCAGGGGCCTTTCTAACTCGTGGTCAAATAGCCGCTCATTTCCCTGAAATAGACGCTTCGGGGATGGAGCATATCTTGAGGGTCGCTAAAGACACTGTTGATAACAAAGCAGGGAGAGAGGAGAACGAGACAGCTTTCCACCAGGACGTAATGTTCCCGCTTCAATCGGCTGGGGAGGTAATACCTGACTACTCCACGTTCTACAACGAGGCCAAGAAGTACGGAATCAAAAGCGAGAAAGCCTACTCACTATTCAAGCAACACTCTGAACCGATAAAAGAGGATGAGAAAGCATTAAAGACGTATCTGTCAACAACATTCAAGAATCTCGATTCTTATTTTAAAGTAAAGACAAATGCAGGTGCAAGCATGGCTGTCGCCTGGCAAGCCATAATGGGCGGGGAGGATGCTTCCTCTGCTTTGGCTAGTGTTAGTAAGAATGATCCTCCTGAACTTAACAAGATAAAAACTCAGCTTTTCAGTATAGCTAGGAATAAAGACCTCACACCTATGCAGCGCGAACAGGAGATGAATAAGTACCTCACCGAGCAGCAGGGTACAGACGCCTTCAAGAAAGAAGGTTTTGCGATGGCTCAGTCATACCCGAGCACGTATCATGTTGAGCATTTCAAGAGGAGGATAGAGAAGGCTCAGTCGGATGGTGTTGTTAAATCGGCTACAGCAGGGCCAGAGCCTAAAGAGATAGCGGCTGCGGCTATAACAGGGATGAAGCCTGGAGCTGGAGCTTATAAGTTTTTCCAGGCACAGGTCGAAAGTAATCCGAGGTATTCGAATCTTACGTTCGAGCAGGAAGAGAAAGACGGTAAATCTGTTGGCGTGTTTAAGGCTTTCGATAAAGAGCTGGGGAAGGTAGTCAAGATAAACCTGAAAAGAAAAGAGTAAGCTATGTATAATCCAACTTACGAAGAAGCTACCGATGAAGATGTTGAATGGCCTTTACCGATAACTCCAGACAATATCCCAGATTCCCCACAATTTGAGGTTGTATCAGAGGAGGCTTCTCCTGATACCCCTCAATTTGAGGTATATAGCGTTCCTGAAAATGATGTAGCCTCTTCCACTGAGGAGGTAAAATCACGCCCTGACCTTTTCAATAGCGTTCCTTCTCCTGTGTCTCTGCCAGATGAAACAGTCTTGCACTTTCAAAACAACTTCACCGATGCGGCTCGGATAGCCGTGCAGTCCCCACCAAAAGCGCCGACTAGTGGACTAGTTGAAGGCGGTGGCTCCCTGCAAGATAAGATGAAGGCTGGGATGAACGACATGGCGGAGAAGATCAGCGGTGAAAAGCCCTTCTCATTCCAGATAGCTCTTGCCGATAGAATAGATGAGACAGTAAACAATTTCAGGTTCGAGGACGATAAGCTCAACTATCTATGGCAGACAGGAGCGGGTCAGTCTCTTACGAGTCAAGTCTTGCGGAACAACTTTAACGTGAAGCTCGATCCAGACATGGAGAAGGACCTTACGATAAGCGACATGATACTCCGTCAAGCTATGGCGCTAGGGCCTGATCTACCGCTTCTTGCTCTAGGTGGGACGATACCATCTATCTATCGCTCTGGTGCTGTTGCGATGTCTCGTAGCCTTCCTATACTCGCTAAGGTAGGACCGAACGCTTCATGGCGTGAAATATTCGCGGCTTCTGCTGGCTTCCTTCAGGGGGCTAGAGAGATTTATAACAAAGAGTTGTTTGACGGTCCTCTTGACGAGGACGGAAACAGAATGGCCTTTATCGAGAAAGTGGGTAGTTCTCTCTATCGCGTAGCGAAAGAATACACGATGGGCTATGCTATGGGAGCCGGTGCTGAATGGAGGGGTGCAGCTATGAAGGCTGCTCCAACGGTTTTTGAAGGGATAGCTAAGGCGTCAGGTGAAGCAGTGATAGAGGCCCCTATTATAGCGTCCTTAATGTCGCAGATGCACTCTCCTGGTATGTTCCCAGAAGCAAAGGACTTTGCGGCTTCAGTAGCAATGATGATAGGGCTTAACACATTGCCATCTCTCGGTGCTGGATACCGATCTTTCTTCGAGATGTATCCGAGGATAACATCTAAGGTGAGGAAGACAAGCGAGCGCAATGGCGTTCGCCCTGAAGACATAGCGGCTGATGTAGCTGATGGTAAGATTGCCGTGATGGAGGATATGGTGAACCCTATGAAGGAAACCATAACCGCTTATGATGCTGAGGGCGGATTTGTTGAGCCAAGACCATCTGTACTGATGGCTCTTGACGAGGCTACAGATGGAGCACGAGGAATTGTAAAGCCTACTGTTGAGCCGACTAGTGGACTAGTCAGTAAAGATGCTGAGGCTCAGATGGCTACAGGCGCTCCAGCTCCTCCCCAGCAACCGGCACCTCTTATCCCTGTTGTCAAAGACCCAGGAAAGATGTACCCTATTGAAATCTTTGTAGGGGAACCTGTTGAAGAGGTATTGGCTCCAAACGGTATGATTGTTGTTCTTCCTGTTGACTACAGGCGCTCTCTTGCGCTTTCTGACAATGGGGTTATGACAAACCCAATGCTGATAAATCTTGCAGAAGATTTAGGGATACCTGTTGCAGCGAGGACAGAAGGTAAGGACCCTTTCTTGCAGGAGCACGGACCGGGGGAGGTTGTCAACGGCTATTTTATGTCTCCTGAAGGTGCTGTCGATAGAAGAATAAAAGAACTATCTGAGCTTATCGGTAAGTTTGCCAAGGACTCGGCAAAGATGAGCAGACAGGATTTTGATCCTGCTCATGTGGCAAATATGGACGCTACTGTAGCGAGGCTCCAGGGAGAACTTGATACCCTCAACTCAAGAAAGTTAAGGATGTCCGACGGTATAGTTGTTCTCAATAGTGCGTTGCAGAGTCTACCGCCGAACTACACACTCAAGACTCTTGGGCATGAAATAGGGCATGTTATAGGCTATATGAATGAGGGATGGGGAGATCGAAGAACAGTAGGTCTAAGCGATAACTTTTATTCCACCCTTTCTGGCTTTCCTGGTATGATAGAGGACATAATTACGTGGGCAGGTAACAACGGTGTAAATCCTCAACACATAAAAGCTGAGGGCGTTTTGTTGTCCCGCATGTGGAGGCCCACGACTAACAGTATGTTTATGAGCAGCGCGTATCGTTCAAGCGGTGCTGAGATGATAGCCGATGTTACTAGCATAATGCTCAACAATCCCGACATCGTGAAGAACTACGCTCCTAATCTCCATTCGGCTATGACTCGCTTCTTCGAGGCAAGGCCAGAAGCCAAGGACTATGTTGCTAATGTCCTTGACATCATAAGGAACGGGGGGTCACGAGAAGACACGGAAGCAAGAATGGCTGCGTCTGCTGATCTTGGTGAGGTTCTGAAGTACAGAAGGATAAAGGACGTTAATGCAGGGAAGCAGCAAGTGCTTGATGCAGAGGGTACTGGCTTCGGTGAGCAGATGATCGACCAGTTTTTCCCTGTCAACAATTTCATAAAGAATGGGGATGGAGCAATAAACAAGCTCCAGAAATACCAGTTTAGAAATACCCCTAAAGCCCTCTATGTTCATAAAGTTTCAAGAGAGGTGATGACTCAATTCAATAAGCTCGGTTTGAGCAACACTGACGTTCACCTCCTTGGCCTCTATAGGACGATAATAGGAAGCCCAAACAGGAAAGATGTTTACAATCCGAGGCTCATTGATCCGGCTATAGCTAATCAGTTCTATCAAGAGAAGATAACGGAACTCGCTTTAAGAGCTGGTATCCCTGAAGCAGAGATGGCGGCTGGTGTCGCTAAAGCGTTTGACGACTTCCATCAAGTTCGTCTTGATACCATAATCAAGAAGATGAACAAGTCTGGTCTTTTCGGAGATGAGTTCATCGATAACGCGATGAATAACTCGACTTATGCTTATATGCAGAATCTTGAGCATATAATCGAGGGTGACGCAAAGCTCGGTCTTGAGAGAACAAAAGGCTCTCCAGGTGATGTGCTAAACACTTTCAGCAGCACCCTTGAGCTTGACTTATGGCTTCACGATATGATAGACAAGAAAGTAGCTCTCAAGTCAATTGTAGAGCAGGGACTTGCAAGCGGTGAATACCCTGTCATTCCCGTTAAAGTGTATAAGTCCATAGTAGGGCTGGAGTCTGAAGCCGATATACTCCAAGGATATTCTCGCAGTATGCTTGCAAAGGTTGAGCTTCCTGTTCGCATCCGTAAGAAAGATAGAGCCTCTGGAAGCATCTACTATGTTACAGGAAAACGCTCTTGGATGATACCGGCTAAGATCATGGAGACTTTCGATAATAGCCATACAGGGATACAGCTATTTATGAGCCAAGTTGCTAACCATACCGTCATGGAGCATATCGGCAATGTGTTTCGTTCTGTAGCTGCTGGAAAAGAAAAGAGCACAACGAGAGCCGTTGCCCAACTAGGCACCAAGTTAATGAATGTCGATAATACCGTCGCTAGGTATTCTATGCTTTTGCTAAATGCTGGGTGGCTGATGAAGAACATGCTTTTCTATGACCCACTAAAGAGCGCGACTCTTCTTCCTATTAATCCGAAGAATCCTTTGACTTATCCTCTTCCTGTTCCAATACCATTCGGAGGGAGTGTAGCTATGATGGGCTACAGGGCCAAGGCAGTCATGGAGCTTTTGAAGAGTCAGATAACTGGTGACTTCACTCCTAAGGTTACTGAGATGTTCGAGGAGGGTATATACAACGCCGTATCGAGGTACAACTATAATGAATCGGAATCTACTTCTGTTATGACTGACAGGATTGTAAGCCTTCATAGCCCCAGTGGGTACAATAACCGTATAGCCTGGAAGTCTGGACAAATGCTTAATAATCTTGGATCGTTTCTTCGCGGAACTGTTCAGGGTATTGGTAACATAGCGGGCAATATGGAGAAGACTGCGGTTTCTATGTACCTCGATGATCTAAGGGCCGATGGTCTTCTCAACAATCTTTCAAAAGATAAAGAGCAGATACTCAATAGGACAACTATAGGCGAGCCTCCGTATTCGATACGTGGTCGTGCTGCTGCGGCTATGGGGCACTTCTATCTGTTCTATGCCTCTATAGTGTCTGCTACCCGTTTCTTGGCTAGAGGTCTACATTCTATGGGGACCCTTGAGTCTGCGGCCAAAATATCGTCTGTTGTGATAGCCCCCGTAATCTACGCCACTCTCTTAAAGCTGGGCTACTTTGACTCAGAATATACAGACGAGGAAAGACAAGCGGCTAAAGCAGAAGGGAAGACCCTAGCTACTGCAAGTGAGATACTTGCTGGTGTCGGGGATAGCGTATTTGCAACGAACTTTGTTATACCTGTCGGCATCTCTCCAGAAGGCGATTCACAGGTTATAACGCTTCCGTATCCACAAGATGCGCTATATAGACTACTATCTGTTATGACTAGTGGACTAGTCAGCGGTATCCATCATGCTCAAAAAGAGGACCCAAAGAATCCAAAACTTACAGGGGCTATAGGTCAGCTCCTTGATGTAGCGAGTTCGAGCCTTGAGGGTGCTATGCAGAATGGTTACTATGCCATACCTGAGCTGTCTCCGAGCATAAAGTCTATGAGTGATGCCTTTAATATACTTGTTAAAGACAACGTGAAGACTTGGCCCGATGATAAGGATAAATATTCACACCCTCTAGTAGGGGCTGCTGAGAAAGGTCCAGCCATACTGCAAGCAGGACTTGAACGGCATGGTGTTGATAAGAACATAAGGGAAGTATTGCCTAAAGTAGATAAAGACCCGTATCTTGTAATAAAGCCGGAGGAAAGGAAGCAGTACAGCAATGGCTTTATGAATCGTCTTGCCGGGATGCCTTTTGTTGGAAAAGGATTTACATCTTTCTACAAAGAAACGAGTCAAGGGCATAAGGACTCTCTAGCAAAAGAAGGTAAAGAACTTGAGAAGGCAAGGCACATGTGGCAACGGTCGCAAGCCGCTGAAGACTTTGCTAAGAAGAACGGACTTCCTGTTCCTAAAGAAGCTGTAGAAGAGAAGAAAAAGGCTGTTTCGTTTATGATGAGCAGAGGTAAGCTCCCAGGCTTCACAAACTATATTGACAAGAATGTTGAAAGTGTCGTATATAAGGATAATAAATACTTGCAAGAATTTCAAAAATCTGGTAATATGAAAGCTACTCAAGACTGGATATTTAACGCGTCAAATCAAGGAGTTAAGACCGCTGAAGTCGCGTGGGATGTCTTAGTAAAGTCAGGTAAAGTCCAACCAAGGAGAAAAGCAGATGCCCGTAAGTAACGAGGTTCCAATCAAAGAACATCCTTATGCTGGTATCGGCTCATATTCCGCCAGCTATATTGTTTACTCAACTGACAGCATAACCGTAACGGTAATCGACGAACTCGGTGTAGAGCGCCAACTAGTTTACCTAGTTGACTATACTGTGACGATCATCCCTGAAGACGGTGGGGTTACTGTTACGCTTATACTCGATTCATATCCGAACGCCTCGTTACTGTATATAAAGAGGATAGAGCCTCTTGAGCAAACATCTGAATGGGATAACGGCAGCTCTCTTGATCTTCGATTGCTTACACGTACATTTGACCGTGTAGTAATGATGATTCAACAGATAAACGCCAGCGTTGAGACTGACACTGTCGCGGTAAATTGGCGTGGTGATTGGGCTACGGGCATTGTGTTCAATCAGAACGACATAGCTCGTGCTCCCTCGGGCAATTGGTACGTAAGCACTTCTCAGCATACCTCTGGCGTATTCGCTACCGATCTTTCAGCAGGTAAATGGCTACTCGCTATAGACATAGCAGACATAGGCGGCGTAAACATTCCCGATCCTTCTACAGGAGCGGAAGGCCAAGCTATAGTTGTTAACGCTACTCTTGACGGTTACGAGCTTGGGGATGCTGGTGGCGGGATAAAATGGTCTGTCAAAACCGTTAATTCTGATACTGAGGCTGGAGAAGGTTTTCTCGTAGATACATCTGCCGCAGCGAAGACGATAACGCTCCATAGTTCACCGGAAGTAGGCGACACTGTTGCGGTAGGCGATTACGCTGGTACATTCGGAACCTATGCTTGCACTATAGCCAGAAACTCCATGCTGATTAACAGCGTTGCTGCGGATCTTGTTCTAAACGCAAACGGCGAAGTCATGACGCTTGTTTACTCAGGAGCTACAAAGGGCTGGGTAACGGTAGGAACAGTAACGGCAGACTACCCGAAAACGGTGCTCAATAAACCATTCTTCCACTGCCAAGACCAGAAGGCATACAATGTGGACGGTGGAACAAATATTGCCGATGCGTGGACTAAGAGGACTCTGAACACTGTTATCTACAATGACATTCAGGGTGCTTCCTTGGCAAGCGATCAGGTGAGTTTACCAGCTGGTGTGTACTATGTTGAGGGTTCAGCACAGCATAGGTGTGGCGGAACGGCCCTTAATGCAATAGTGGCAATCTTTATTGACTCTATAAAGGCCGTTCAAGGTCAGTCTAACTACTTAGGAACATCATCAACTGAGGAGGTTGGGGTATCTGGAGTGATTACATTATCCAATCCGGCTGTAGTCAGTTTGAAATACTATGCTGGACTAGCTCAGGCAACCGATGGTTTAGGAGTCTCAAACAACGTAGGCTCAATCACCGATGCCTCAATCAACTCCATCTACGCAGACCTCAAGATCTGGCAGCTTGATAGAAGCCTAGAGGTAGCCCCAAAGGCAGTCAATAGCGGACTACAGACCATCGCCGGGATGAACACCGAGGGTAACATCATGGGCTTTGATGTTACGGTGAGTGGGAATACACTGACGATTACCAAAGGCTCGTGTATGTCCAGTGATTTAACTGTACCGCTGGCATTTACGACTGATAAGACCTGTGTGCTTCCTGGTACGGTGAATGGGGAT